AGCTGACGCTGATGCTGCAATTGCTGCACTTCAAGCAGACGTTGACCAAAACGAAGCTGATGCTGACGCTGCAATTGCTGCTGAAGCAAGTACTGCTCGTGCTGCTGAAACTGCGAATGCTGCTGCAATCGTTGCAGAAGAGACTCGTGCTCTTGCTGCCGAAGTTGCTCTTGGCGGTCGCATCGACGATGTGCTCTCAAACACATCTGCACCTGCTCTCGACTCATTGAGCGAGATCGTTGCAGAATTCCAATCTGTAGATGCTACTTTGCAGTCTGCAATCACAGCTGCTCTTGGCACACACTCAAGCGAACTCGCTGCTTATGTAGCATCTAACGATGCAGCATTGGCTGCTGAAGTTGCTGCTCGTACTGCTGATGTTGACGCAGAAGAGACTCGTGCTCTTGCTGCAGAAGCTGCTTTGCAAGCTGACATTGATCAAAACGAAGCTGATGCTGATGCTGCACTCGCTGCACTTCAAGCAGACGTTGACCAAAACGAAGCTGATGCTGACGCTGCAATTCTTGCAGAAGAAGGTCGCGCACAAGTTGCCGAAGCTGCACTTCAAGCTGACATTGATGCAGAAGAAGCTGCTCGTCAGGCTGCAGACGCCTTGCTCACAACACAAGCTCAGTCACTCTCGGCTGATGGCATGTCCATGAACCTTTCTGGTTTGGCTGCTGTTGGTTCTTTGGAGTCTTCAGGTCACATCAAAGTTGGTTCTTTGGATCAGACAGCTCTCGAAGCTACTGATTACGTCAAAGCTGGCGGCGAATCTGATGCGGATTATGAAACTCGCATGAAAGCTAACTATAATGGAACATTCTTCTATTATGGCACAGGTGCTACTGACGGCTCTGCTGCTGCACCATTTGTTGATGGCAACAAGTGGTATTTCTGCGAAGACGGTGTTTGGTATCCATCACCATTCTTTACAGAAGAGTAAAATTCAGTTTTACTTATAAGTCTTTTATAAAGCAAAATGAGAAGGCGCCCCTTGGTGGGCGCCTTTTCTTTTAGGGAATAAAACAAGAATCAAATCATTAATAATAATAGTCATATATATTATTATCTCCTCAGAAATATGTTTTTTATGAAAAAACGGCTATTACGGAATATAAACACTAATTACTTTAGGTAAAAGCCCCATCTAGGCTCTAAAACAAAGATTTTACAGGGAGTAACGCAATGTCTAAAATGTTGGAACAAGCAATAATTGATGCCAAAGCACTTAAAGAAGCTGCTTTGAAGAACGCGGAAGCAGAAATCGTCGAGAAATACGCACCCGAAGTAAAGAAGGTGATGGAGAGTATTCTCGAAGCAGAAGAGGACGAGTTTGGTGATGAGGAGCTTCCACCTATGGATGTCGCACCCGCAATTGAAGATCCGACCGCAATGGGCTTGCCCCTCGGAGCAGCTGCTGGCGAAAATGCCTGCGCCTGTCCAGACGAAGATGAAGAGGTTGTGTTAGATTTGCCAGGACTCGCAGCAATCGTTGCTGACGAAGAACCAGCAATTGACGATTTGGACAATACCGAGCTTGCTATGGCAGGAGCCCTCGGCGACCAAGAAGAAGAGCCCGGTATTCCCCTCGAAGAAGAAGATGCCTTGGCAGCCGTTGTTGCCGAACTGATCGGAGAAGACGATGAGCTCCTCGAAGAAACAGTTGAAGAGGTCACACTCGAAGAAGCCTGCGCTGACGAAGAAGTTACCGAAGAAAAACGACCCGTAACCGAGTCCGCCGATCTTAAGAAGATCGCAGGAAAGAAAAAAGAACTTTTAGAAACTATCACTGCCCTCCAAGAACAGAACGATAATTTCAAAGCAGGCAACACCAAACTGTTGTCTGAATTTACCGAGCAGAAGGAGTCAATCCAGAAGCTCACCACGACGTTGAAAGAACTCAGTCTTCAAAACGCCAAACTACTTTACGTTAACGAAGTATTAAAGACCGCCTCCCTGAATGAGCGACAGAAGCAAATTGCTGTCGAGGCACTTCAAGAAGTTAAGTCAGTTGAGCATGCAAAGACAGTATTCGACACACTTCAAAGCACAGTGGTGTCCACAAAGAGGCAAGGACGACCTGAATCACTAAGCGAAGTAGTTAGCAACAATACGTCGAAGAAAATGCCTCGACGAAAAGAACAAAAAATTAGTAATCCCCATGAAAACCGTTGGAAACTTCTGGCGGGGATTAAATAATCTAACTACAAGGAGACATTCAAAATGTCAGTATTACAAAAACTAACTGAAGGCATTGTTGATCGCGATCTTTCTAAAGAAGGTTCTGCTCTACTTAATAAGTGGGAGCAAACTGGACTTTTAGAAGGTCTTGGCAATGACCGAGATAAAAATTATATGAGTCGCTTACTCGAAAACCAAGCAAAAGAACTTCTTCGTGAAGCTTCATCTATGGCTGCCGGCGATGTTGAAGGATTTGCAGCTGTTGCATTCCCAATCGTTCGTCGTGTATTCGGTGGATTGATTGCTAACGATTTAGTGTCCGTACAACCCATGAGCTTGCCATCCGGCTTGATTTTCTTCATGGACTTTACTTTGACCAATACCCGTAGCGGTATGGACGCAGGCGAATCCGTTTACGGTGGCGGCGTTGTCGCAAGCGGCATCTCCACTGGTGTTACCGACATCACTGAAGATGGCGGCGGCATGTACAACTTGCAGTCTGGCTACAGCTCACCTACTGGTTCTGCAGACGCTGTTTGTACAGCAGGCGACATTGCAACTTCCACTCAAATCAGCGGCGCAAACAACGCCACGCTTCGCGCACTTCGTTATGACCCTGATTTGATGGCAGGCGACGCCGACTCAGAGGCGTTGCAAACCGTGCTTACCTTGTCTAACGCTGAACTCGCTCAGGTTAATCTTGACAACTTGATCGCAGTTAACGTTAACGAAGCAGGTGGTTTACATGCAGAAGACTCTTTGGTTCGTCGTTTGACAACCATCGACGGTAACGACTTGCAACTCACCATCGTAAATACGACTGGTGCTGTGTTGACTTCACCTACTGCAGCTCTTACATGTTCATTCCCAATGAAAGATACCTTCACCAATTCTGCTACCGCTTTGGGCGCAGTTGTTGGCGACGATCCTTGGGGTCTTGAAGGTGCAGGCGAACAACCTGACAACGGTACTTTCGCAGGCGAAAATGTTGGTTACATTCCAGAAATCGACATCAAAGTTGACAGCGTTGCTGTTACAGCAGTAACCAAGAAATTGAAAGCAAAGTGGAGCCCTGAATTGGGTCAGGACTTGAACGCTTATCACAACCTCGACGCCGAAGTTGAATTGACAAGCATTCTCTCCGAGCAAATTGCTCTCGAAATCGACCAAGAAATCTTGAATGACTTGGTTAAAGGTGCTACTGCTTCATCTGACGATGGAACTGCTGGTGCAGCTTATTACTGGAGCCGTCGTCCTGGTAAATTCGTTGATCGCACAACTGGTGCGAACTTGGCGGATCCAGCTGCTGACTTCACTGGTACTGTTTCCGAATGGTATGAGACCTTGCTCGAAACAATCAATGACGTTTCGGCTCAAATCCACCGCAAAGTGCTTCGTGGCGGAGCGACGTTTATCGTTACTTCTCCTGAAGTTGCCAACATCCTCGAATTCACCGCAGGCTTCCGAGCTAAAGTGACTCACGATGATGACAAAGGTACTGCTGGTGCAGTTAATGTCGGTACATTGAGCGGTAAGTGGGACATTCACGTTGATCCTTACTTCCCTCGTAACGTGATCTTAGTTGGTCGTAAAGGTAGTAACTTCCTCGAAAGTGGATATGTTTACTCCCCTTATGTGCCACTGCAAGTCACTCCTACCATCTTCGGACCTGAAGACTTCGTACCCAGAAAGGGTGTGATGACTCGCTATGCGAAGAAAATGGTGCGTCCTGACATGTACGGATTGGTTATCGTCGAAGATTTACTCGGCTAATCAAAAACAATACATAATATATAAAGAACCCGTCCTTAGTGGCGGGTTTTTTATTTGTCCTTCCTTTACTTGGAAAATATACTACTTACTAAATGAATTATAATATCTTATGAGGTATCCCGCATGGCAGCTCCCGTCTTAACTCCCAAAAGCAACTCAAGCGTCTCAGTTCTCCCGGTAACGGGAACATCAGATAATGTTTTGCCTGCACTTGCAACAAATGCTTATGCTTCTGATGATTTCGTCTCCGGAGCAGTAGACCAGGTTAAGTATACATACAGAAAGTTAGGAGGAGACGTGCTCGACATCGAGCTAAAAGAAGAGAGCGTCTATGCAGCATACGAAGAGTCCTGCTTGGAATACTCTTATCTCGTAAACATCCATCAGTCAAAAAACATCCTTTCGGATGTGCTGGGATCCCAAACGGGCACTTTCGATCATAGGGGCGAGATGAAAGCAGGCGAGCTTAGTTCTTCCCTTGACGGCGGACACGTTGGCTTAAAATACCCATTGTTCGATTATGCATATGCTCGTCGTGTTGCTGACGGTATTTCCGAGGAAGCAAACGTGGGAGGAAGTACAACTGTTTATTCTGCGTCTTTTGATATTGAGAACCGAGTTCAAGATTATGACTTGCAGGCGATTATCATGGCATCCGGCTCTTCATTTAGTGGGAGCGTAGATAATAAAAAAATCCTAATTAAGAAGGTGTTTTACAAGACCCCACAGGTCATGTGGAGGTTCTTCGGATACCAAGGTGGGCTGAACGTCATCGGCAACCTGACGTCATATGGGCAGTATGCAGACGATAGCACATTCCAAGTGGTGCCAGTGTGGGAAAACAAGCTCCAAGCGATGGCATACGAAGACGCACTCTACACAAGGACTTCAATTTGTTCTTATGAGTTGCGGAACAACAAACTTAGAATCTTCCCTGAGCCGTCGAAATACAATATTGAAAAGATGTGGTTTGAATTCACGATTCCTGGCAACAACTGGGAGGGTGACGGCACCACAAATATCGGAGTCGACGGCATCAACAACATGAACACGCTCCCCTTGGATAACGTCCCCTATAAGAATATCAATTCTATCGGCAAGCAGTGGATCCGCCGCTTTTGCCTTTCTCTCAGTAAGGAGACTTTGGGTCTCACAAGAAGCAAATTCGCTACAATACCGATTCCAGGAGAATCAGTGACTCTAAACGGAGAGCAGTTAGCTTCCCAAGCTAGAGAGGAACAACAGGCGTTGCGAGATGAACTCAAAACCGTTCTTGACGAAGTGAGATACGGCGAGTTGATGTCTGGCGATGCCGACTTGATTGAGGATGCTAACAGAATTCAGCAAAAGATCCCCTTAACTATCTTCGTGGGATAGGAGGGAGATAAGTGTCCGATAACGACAACAAATGGGAACAACCAGCGGCACCCCCGCCACCCCTCTTTACAGGAAAGAAAGAAAAAGATCTTGTAAAGCAGGTCACTGATGAGGTAATTGAGAGAGTAATCGGAACGTCGATTCTCTATTACCCTATTAGTATCTCGCATTCTGACTATCACCCACTTTACGGGGAAGCAATAAATAAAACCTATCTCCCCCCAATTCACGTAGAAGTATTGGCAGAATGGGAAGGCGAAGAGACGACCAATACGGGCTTCGGCATAGATAAGAAGTCCTCAGTGACTATCCATTTTCATAAACGCCGCCTCACAGAAGATCAGAATCTTTTCGTTAGAGAGGGCGACTTTATTCAGTACGGCGAGCAGAAATATGAAATCGTAAGCCTTGGTCAGCCGCAATTGCTTTTCGGACAACCTGATTCAAAAATAGAAATATCAGCCAAATGCGTGAGAGCAAGAGATGGCACTTTCCCGTCAGAGTCTTATCCGGACCCAGAGGAAACTGATCCTCGATATACGGCAGCACCAGCCTGCGACCCTCTTCACGAAATCCGCGTTTTGACTGGAGACACCACCTCCACCGGAGGATCGGGGGATCAGCCTTGTGGGGAAGCCTATTCCCGCCCCGGAACTCCACCCCCGCCGCTTTTTACGGGCAAAAAAGAAACAAACTTAGTAAAACAGGTTGGCGACGAGATCTTAGAGAGAGTCGTTGGTCAGCAAGTCGTCTATTTTCCAATCTCTTTAGGCAACTCAGACTTCCATCCGCTATATGGAGAATCAATAAACAAGACCTTTCTGCCTCCGGTGCATGTTTTTGCAGCTGTTGAGTGGAAAGGCAGCGAAACCACAACAACGAATTTCGGGATTGATAAAAAATCAGAGATTGACGTCAAGTTTCACAAGAGGAGGCTCACTGAAGATCAAAACCTTTTTGTTCGAGAGGGTGATTTTATCCTTTACGGCAAGATTCTTTATGAAATTGTCAAAGTGGGACAACCCAGATTGCTGTTTGGCAAGATTGATGAGAAATATGAGGTCGTCGCCAGCTGTATTCGAGCTCGCGAAGGAACATTCAGATTATCAGAGGTCGAAGGTGTTGTTAACGATTTTGATTTAGACTCTGTGACTGCTTGCGATAATGCAAATCTCGTGATCCCCGATGGTGTTGACAACACAATGTCGAATGTTGGCGCCGGCGAAGGAGTGTTTAAAAACAAAACGGGCATAAACTTCAACATGAAGACTCTGGTGGAGGGAGACAACATTGTAATAACCTCTGACGACGATACAATCACCATTTCTTCTACCGGCGAGATTAGTGGAACCATCACTCACGCTCACACAGCATCTTACGTAGAGACGGCGCAAACTGCATCTTATGTTGCAGCTGCCAATATTGACGGCACTGTGGCGAATGCCCTTACAGCCTCTTATGCACATACCGCATCTTATGTGGCAAACGCCATCAGTGCCTCTTACGCCCACACAGCGTCTTATGTAGCGGTTGCACAAACTGCCTCTTATGTGGCAACTGCACAGACTGCCTCTTATTATGCCGAAACTGACACGCTCGACAGCGTTCTTTCGCGTGGCAACACAAGTGCATTGTCTATGACCATCAACGCCATGACAGCCTCCGCCATCGAAATTCAGGGACACGTTCTCCCCGATCAGGACGACATGTACGACATCGGTTCACCGACTAAACAAATTAGAGACTTGTATGTTTCCACTGGATCATTAATTTTCGGAGGAACACACAAAATAACGGTAAATCCAGAGGATCAGGGATTCATGTTTGAAACCCCAGCTGGAGCAGCATCCTTTTCAGGACTGAGCGTCGATGTCGAGAACGTTATCGGGCTGACGGAGCTGCTAGACGGTAGAGATGGCAATTTTCAAACAAAGATTGATGATCTTCAAGATCAGATCTCCAATATTGACACCGGCGGCTCGCCTGGCGGCGGCGGAGGAGGAGGAGACGGGATCACCGTTTCTGTTGCCGGCATTGGCTCTGGCATCTTAACCTTGTCTGACGACGGCGACGGCGCATATCGAGAACTACTGAGGGAATATGCCAATAATGCTATCACATACTCAGGCAAGACACTTTATTTAGCAAACGTGGCAGAGAACCCAGAAGGACCGTTTTCAATAGGCGGCAAATTTTACTTTAATGAAGGCGGCGTCTGGCACCCATCCCACTTTTTCAGCACAGATCCTCAAGAGGCACCGAAATCGGTATCAGTTTTTCCAGACATGCACGACATCTTAACTCTCGACGCCTCGCGTACTGAGGACCGAGCTGTCTTGCAGGGTCTCCATCAAAATTCGGGATCTTATGGCGGACGTGCTATTTACTTAAACAAGACAGGGAGTGTTTCAATAGGCGACTTCATTTATGAGGATAAATATTACTTCAATGAAAACGGCACTTGGTTTGCAAGCTCTTTCCACGCCTCAGAAGAGGACTGTCCAGGAGATGAATAATGGCGGACAATAAAGAAAAAAATGTGATAACCTTCGAACCATCAACAATCGAAACGGTTGATGTCGCCATGTTCGAGTGGCTAAACGAAGAGATGGACCTGCATGCGTATTCGAATAGGGGATATAAGAAAGTCCCAGTCATTTGGGTTTCTGCAGAGAGGGCATATCAGGCAAAACGAAGCAAGGAAATGAGAGACAAAGAAGGAGCCCTTATTCTTCCACTCATATCCATTGAGCGTTCGGGGTTTGAGAAAGATCCAACCAACAAGGGTGTCGCTTGGGCAAATGTGCCACCAAACGGAGATGTAAAGGGTGGCTCCTTTATGATCACCCGTCAAATTAATCAGGAAAAGACTTCAAACTTTGCAAACGCTGACTCAAAGAAGCGAACGGGGCAAATAAACTTTCCAAGGAAGAACAAAAAGATTGTTTATGAAACAATATCGATTCCATTCCCCGTGTCGATCAACGCAAACTACACTATAAAGCTCAGGACTGAGTATCAGCAACAAATGAACGATCTCATGCAGCCCTTTCTAACTCACACTGGAAACATCAACTATTTCAAGGTCAAAAAAGATGGTCATGTCTACGAAGCCTTCATGGATAGTTCGTTCACTTCGGACAGCAACGTTGAGGACATGGGCGAGGACGAAAGAATGTACGAGGCTGAAATAAATATTAGAGTTTTAGCATACTTGGTCGGAGAAGGCTCTAATCAGGAGAAGCCCTTTGTCGTCCGAAGGCAAAACGCCGTTGAGATCAAGATCCCCCGCGAAAGAGCGATGCTCGGCGAAGACGATTTTGATCTTTTGTAGAAAAAACCCATCTAATGTTCATAAAAAAGACTTTTTCGGCTTTTGAAACTATTAAACACTAATTAATATGGTATATAATAGTAGTGTTGCGACTTTCTAGTCCACGCCCTCAAGAGGAGAAATAAAAGATGTCAGCTAAAAAATTTAGATTTGTATCCCCCGGAATTTTCTTAAACGAGATTGATAAATCTCTTTTGCCAAAAGAAGGAGCCGCAGTCGGTCCTGTTGTTATTGGCAGAACTGAACGTGGACCCGGACTTCGACCCGTTACTGTGAATTCATTTTTGGAGTTCACTCAAATTTTTGGGAACCCCATCCCTGGTGGCGATTCTGAGGACGTTTGGCGCAACGGCAACCGTACTTCCCCTACTTACGCAGCTTATGCAGCCCGCGCTTGGCTAAAGAACGGTTCACCACTGACAGTTGTTCGCGTTCTCGGCGACGGTGCGGAAGATCCCACCGTTGAAGGTGCAGCCGGCTGGGAAACCCAAAATGGTCCCAACGCTGTCAACGATGACAATGGCGGCGCCTTTGGTCTTTTGATTGCACCAACCTCATCTGGAGTGTCTACACAGATTACTGGCACTTTGGCAGCAATCTGGTATATAGATGCTTCAGGCTCTATCAGGCTCGAAGGCGACGGACAAGATGGTGTAGCCGTTACCGGCGCTTCCGCTGGTGCAGCTC